TGTTTCCGGCTCGGCCGGTGGCGGTGGCAGTGGCGGTGGCGGTGGGGGCGGTGGGGGCGAGTAGGTAATGAAAGCTGCCACTGTGCCGCCGGAGGCCCAGTCGATGAGGCATATATCACCGATAGTCGGGGAAGAATTCTTGGGATAACCCATGTCAGCAGTTACACCGGAACCAGTCGGGTACTCCACCAGGCATCCTGTTGGACCTGATGTTGAAACAACCCTCCCGAGAGTAGCTCGCTGAGCAACCGGACCTAACAGCAAGGTGGTTTGGTTTATTCGTAGCAAGCGGACAGAATCACCGGGAAAAGGCATCACACTGCCTACATTCGGGATACAGATACGAACTTGACCCACATCCACGACCGCGAGACCAGCCTCGACGTTCACGAAGGTACCGATAATATTGGCAGACACAGTGGGTATAGCAGCCAAAGCAGCAGCAATATGGTCCGCTGCGGTTTCAGACACGATCAATCACATCCCCGGTCACACTCATTGTCGGACCTGTCCCGATAGTGATTTTCACAAGCCTAATTGTCCAGGTCGCTGCACCATCCCACACTGTGACAACATCCCCTACCTGCAGCAGGGGATTTACTACACACGTGATATCCAACTGTGATGCACAGGTAGCTGAATATCGGTCAAGCAGAGCACTGATAGCGGCATCCGCTTGCGCTTGGGTCGTGATGAAAGGTGACGAGTAAAAAGCAGGACGCCGATGAAATGGAGTCCGCGGACCTCCCGGTTGTGTAGCAGCTAACGGCCCTGTCATCACCCACCGCTCAGCAAGAATTGCACCCTGCTCATCAGTCTCACCACGTATGACCACACCGTTGTACACCCCCTCGCGAGACATCGCAGAACCAACCTGCACGATCGTACCTGTCTCTCCAACGGTCAAAGCTGCAACAGGAGTTGTTGCCCTGATCGGCCGCAGAGAAAGAGTCCCATCCGACTCCATAAACGGAACACCACCGATGATCTCCGCGAGCGCCTGGCACGCCTTGATTCGTGACTCTTCGTAGACCACCTTGCGAGTGATTGGCCCATCAGGAATGGTGCGTGTCAGTTGGAAACCTGTCAGTACTGCAAGTTCGGTGTAAACCGAAAAAAGTTGAGAAGGCTGCGCTAATCGTGAGAACCGGTCATCCTGAACCTCAACCATACGATCCGAGAAATCGAGCTGAACACGTGACCCGACCGTGATACGGCGGTGTTGATACATGAGCGGGTAGTCATCCGCCGAAGGAACCGCAGTAATTGTGTACACCCCCAGGGGTATGCGCTCGCGGAAGGGTGGCACTGAAATGACTGCGTAGATGACCAGGCGGGTGCCGAAAGGTGCCAACCAGTCTTGTGGTGAGTCGGGTTTCAGTGATGTTGCGTAGTCGTCGGTCCAGAGGACTTCGCAGCTTCCAGAGCCTTCCACGTCCGCGGTGCTATCCCAGGACAGGGATGGTGTGCTGATGGGGAGGTTCTGGAACAAGACCACGTCGTTGTAGATCAGATCGGCTTGATAGGTAAGCTCGAACGATCCTTCCAGAATGGAAAGGGTTTGAGCGGACGCGTGTCTCATACCGTGTTTGCTGGTTTCATGCTGTTCCGGCGATGGGATCGTCGGATTCAGCTTCAAGGTAGGTGTTGTACATGTGCTCGATGCCCGAGTATGACCGGTAGGAATTCTCGATGTCTTTGTATGTCAGTATGACGACCAGCAGTGCTTCGGCCGGTGGTGCGGTTTCGTCAGCGGTTAGATCCCACAGAACTGTGCTCAGACCGGTGTGTTGGTTCCAACCTTGTCGTACAGGTTTACGTATCACACCGAAAAACGGTGCGGGCAGTCCCAGAGGCAGTGATGTGCGGACGCACATGATGGGAATCTGGGTGTCTGCGTAGTCACCAAAAATGGATGCCAGAGCGGCCTCATCGGCGGCAGTCATCGTCACAAACGGTAAATTGACACCAGTGAGACCGCCTCGTCCCGAACCGATCCATACCGGCACGCTGCGTCCTTGCGGGCGCACGATATCACCAACAAATTCTCGCGATAAGGTATCAGCTGTGCCCTTGAGAGCTAGATAGCGTGACATCACTTTCCGGGTTGGGTCAAGAGGTTGATGGATACACGTTCCCGTGACGTACAGCACCGTGGATGCAGTATCTGTGACCGCTATCTGGTTACCTGCTGTGTCGTATACGACTGCTGAGTATGTTGCTGTGACACCGAAAGGGCACTCATAGTCCAGGAGCGAGAAACCGCCTGTCGCGGTGATTTTGATGCCACCTCGTACCCGATAGGTGCGTCCTGCGGCGGTTCTGGAAACTGTCGCAGTGGCTGCCGCCGTAGGCATGGTTCTGAAGGTGATCTGCACCCGAGGTACCGGGTTCATATCCGGTGCTGCCCTGAGGTAGGGAGCGTATGCCATTAGATTCGCTTTCCGCCTTTAATCGTGGCACGTGTTGTCTGATCGGACTTCGTGATCCGACTATCAGCACACGCATCCACATAAGCTCTCAACTGGACACCATCCTCAAGAATTAAAATGAGTTTATCCCCCGGACGGATACCCTCTGCCGGGAGATGATTTTCAGGACCACCTGCCACAGCAGGTGATAACAACAAACCGCCCACGTTCATGAGATTTCTGAGTTTAGCGGTCAGGCTCGGTGATGCATCATCTAGACCATCTCCAAATTGATCACCAATAGCGAGTCCTGCTTCCTTGATAGCAGTCCACCCAGACCCTGAAAATGGCCCACGCTTAGCAGGCGAGTGCGGGAAAAAACCACCGACGAATTTCATCACTCTACTAACAATATCACCAATTTTACCGAGCATGCTTTTTATGCCTTCAATGAAACCATTTATGAGGTCACGTCCCGCGTTAATAAGCCAACTGCCGATACCAGAGAAAAAGTCTTTAATTTTGCCTGGTATTCCACCAATGAAGCCGAGAATATTATCCACACCATTTTTTATTCCCTCGCCAAAATCCCTAAACATTTTAACAGCATTTTCCCAAACAGATTTCCAGTCTGCTTTGAACACACCGACCACGAATCTGATGAGTTCGGTAATCACTTCGAGCAGAAATTTAATTACTGGCACCAGGAAATCAAGTATCATTTTCACGACCGGCAAAATAGCACCAAGTATAGAAGTGAAAAGATCAATCAGAATTGGTAAAATATCGCCAATGAGAGAGATGAGTGGTTCCAGGAGTGGAAGCAGTGCAATAAGTAGTTCAAGAACCACATCAATGACACCTGCAATCGTAGGCATCAAAGAGGTAAGAAGTTCACCCAACTTTCCTATAAAATTTCCGACAAGTCCTATCACTGGTGTCAATGATTTAAATACCGGCATCAAGCTGTCGAGTACCTTGGTTACTAATCTTGTGATTACTGGTAAAAGCTTGATTATAACTGGCACGATAGCTTTCAAAGCCGTCACAAAGATGTCACCTATGACTGTCGCGATCTGTGTGATTACAGGGAGAAGCGCAGTAATAGTCGGACCAAGAGCTCCACTGAGTGTTGTGATGACCGTGGACAGTGCTGACAGTATCGAGATAATTGCTTCAGTCAATGGTCCCGACAGTGAGGTAACCAACGACGCAATAAGTTCGCCCAGAACAGGAATAACTGGAGCAATCGCTGTAAGAACAGACCCCAGAGCATCACCGATAGTGGAAATCAGTGGAAGTATCGCATCAAAGACATTTTGGACAACTGGTCCAAGCACCGCTACTAGTTGTCCAATAGTAGACCCGATAATGCTCACAATCGACCCAAGCGCTGCCTGAAGTTTGGGAGAAAGAGCGAAGATTCCTGCAAAAGCTCCGATTGCTAGGCCGAGTGGACCAGTTAGTCCAGCAAAAGCTCCTCCGACCAGTGGTATTTTAGACAAGAATCCACCGAGTGAACCGACAACCAACCCGATCACAGGTAATAAACCTGCGAGAGGGCCAAAAAACCCAGAAAAATCAGTTTTCCCTATCCCGCTAGCAGATTCTTTTACCCGAAGAAAATGCCCCTGCAATTTTTGCAATACGGGTTGTAATTTTCCTAGTAGGTTGGCTCCGAATGCATCTGCGAATGGTTTTACTTTTGCGGTAACTGCATCCAATCCGAAAGCGATTGTTTTGAATAATTCTTTGAAAAGTGGGAAGATTCCGCTTTCCAACCCAGCACCGAGCCGCCCCAGCGCCGCTCCCATATTTTTCGCCCACCCGGTGGTGGTATTACCTGCTATAAGTGCAGCGCCGCCGATATTTCTTTCTATCGCAGCTCGGAAAGTTGCAGAATCGACTTCTCCACGAGATACCATTTTTCGTAATGCGTTCGCGCTGACACCGTATTCTCTTGCGAGCCACTGGTAGATCGGTAGTCCTCTTTCAGCAAGCTGATTCAAATCTTCCGTCTGTGCTCGCCCAGCGGTTGTGACCTGATTGATGATGCGTCCCATATCGCCAAGACTCGCGCCCGCAACCTGTGCCGCATCCGCCGTAAGACTCAGGTATTTGGCCAATTCTTTGCCAGGTTTGATTCCAGCAGCAACCGATGAGGCCGCCACGGTCGCTGCTTCATCTAACCCAAACGCGGTCCCCTGAACTGCTGATAACGCGCTTGCCATGATGGAGGCCACATCACTGGCAGTGTTGCCAAGCGCGGTTAGTTTTGCGGATGCGTTTTCAATGGCTGTGAGGCGGCTGAAACCTTTGGTCAGTGCAACACCGAGGGTTCCCATGATTGCGATACTCGTGACCTTGACAGTTGATCTGATGAACTCAGCGGCGTCAGCGACCACATTGCGCACCCCGTTCATCGCAACGCTGAAGGCAGCTTGTATCCGGCTACCGCCAGAGGTCGCGGTGGAGACCCGATCGGTAGCCGTAGCGAGTCGGTTTTGCGCCGCAGCCAGAGCATCACTGGCCACGCGAGTGTTGCCGTGAGCTGTCGCTGAAATCCGCGATGCTGACGCAAGTCGTTCTTCAGCACGGATCACCTGTACTGAGTCGGTAGCGTATTTGGTGCGCGCCGTCGCTAGTGCTGCTTCCGCGACACGCACCGAACCTGCCGCGTCCTGCTCTTTCAGACGAGCCGCGGACACGCTCCGTGATTCTTTCGCGACCTCGGATGTTAGTTTAGCAATGATTGCTGTCGCTGCACCATCAGTTTCACGGGAAAATGATTTCCGAAATCCGCGCCCTGCATCAATTCCCGAATCGTTTCCGGCTTTTTTGAACCGCGTTCTAAAATTTGTTGCGGCCTCAGTAGTCGACCCATCAACTTCAGTACGAACAGCACGACGAAAGCCCTTGAAGACCGGAAAAATCGCGACCTGTGCGTTACCGACTTCAACCGTCATAACGTCTTCTTTCAGGCATCAAGCAAACATTGAGTATTGTTTTAGACGAGCTTCTATCTGCTGGCGTTCATTTGGTGTAACATCCGATTTTGCAGACATTACCCATGGTTTAGGCAGATCTACTGGTTCTGATTTTTCTGCTCGATTCACGTTGTAGTACCACTCAGATAGCAAAATGTTTGCGACGTCTGCTTGTGATCCTGCAAGTGTCCAGCCAGCGGCATTTGCGTAGAGGTGTGACCCGGTTTCTCGTGCGATCTCTAAAACATAATCACGCACAACTCCCCAATGGGTAGGGTCAAGGATAACCTTGTCGAGTGATAGACCAAGATAGTGACGAAAATCGTAGCGTAAAGCTGGCTTATGCTCATCAATTATCGTGATGAGCGCTGAGATTCCCCCAGGCTTACCTCGTTCCGATCCTGCCATGCTTGGAAAAATGCAGTCGCGATTTCGAGAGTTTCAAAAAAATCGAGTTCGTCTAGGCGTTCTACCGTCGCGGTATCACCAAGCAATGCGAGGAGATCGTTCAGTTGATCTATTTCATCAACCGATGCACCCATTTTGATAGTTCGAATATGCTTTGTTTTTATTCGCACAGGGATGCGTAGTTCACCGTCTGAGGTTTGCGCGATGAAAGTCGTACCAACGACCAGAAACCGAGGCTTGCTAACCGGTTCTATCTCTACGATTGGAATATGAAACTGTTTGTTCTCCACTGTGGTTACGGATGATGTTTCCATGTAGGTTGTCCTCTCAAACACATTGGGAGTTGTGTAGGTTTATGCATGAGGGGAACATACGTTCCCTGTTGTTGTGCAGTTACGGATTGATAAGCCATTCTCGGAAATGCTTGTTGCCGATGCTCGGAGATCGGTTTATTTTGAAAGTCAACTCGTAACCGAGTACTTCACCGCGAGTGTTTTGGTCTTCTTTGACGCTCGTGACCTGGGTGTTCGGTGCACCACGGCGGCGAATTGCTCCGTTCTTGAATGCTTCTTCAGTGAACAAGATATACTGAGTCGAGTGTCCACCACCGTCAATATCAACAACATTGTTAGCATCGGGTGCTCGCCCGGAAATAATCTCTCGAACAAAAGCATCCGTTTGCGCTGCTTTCACAACAAGGGTAACGTTTGCAAGACCGGATGGAATAGAGTATCCATCCTGCCAAAATTCAATGGGATCGCCATCAGCTTCCCAAGAGAATTGTGGGCCACCATCTTTAGTGAGAAGTCCAATTTTTCGGATGGATGGATTAAGCGTCAAAATAGCACTATTACCGGCCTCTGGAGTGGGGAACGGAGACCCGAAAGGTCCCAGTCCGATGTAGCCAGTTACGGGTATACCGACTGTGGTTATATCATTTCCTTGCGAGTCTGCAGTCATTCCAGGGTCTCCTTATATACAAAATCCTCGACGTGTGCCGGAGGGGGTGATGGGGGTATCTAGATAAATTCAGTGCCGACGACCACAAGATCACCGGTAATATATCTACACGCGGGAGCATGTTGGTTGTCGTGTACAGCAATTGGAGAGCTGAGTCGAGTAACTGCCGCGACAGGGTTGCCTGGCTCTACCGCTGGGCACTGCCAGAGTAAAGAACGGACGATGTGAGCAAGTTGTATCGCGTCGGTAGGATCGGACATGCTGCCCGCATACACCCGAACCCCTATTGAGCGTTCATCGGTGACAGCAGATGTGTCATCGCCACCATCGTCACGGACCACAACCAACTTTGATGGCCAAGTGCTGCCCGGTTCGACGTTGCTGACCATGACGCTGGCACACACCGGCTCAAATCGTGCGGCAAGTTTTGCACGTAACCAGGTCACGAGAAACATTTCGAGATCAGTGTGTATGACAGTTGATCCCACTAGCCTTTGTTCCTGCCGACAGCCCGCAAAGCGCGAGCAAGATTACCTGTTTTGGACTCGATCAGTATCGATTTCGGATCAGTTGCCACCACAAGTGCAACTGATCGTTTTTGGTGTTTGAGCACGACAGTGATACTTTCTCGATACTGACCAGTCGCGCTCGGTGCCGTCGCGCGTGCCTGTGTGGCGACACGTTGTGCTGCATTCAGAACCAGTGCTGTGACTTCCGGCGAGACTGATAAATTGTGAAAAAACTTGCTATTGAACATCATCTCTGTAGATGACTCCACCATTGATCAACCTTCTATCATAGACAACGGAATCTCGACCACAGGACACCACCCGGTAAAAGGATTTGTGTCAACTTCCGGGCGAGATATCACATAGTAAGGTGGTTCGGTTCCTCGGCGTATCCGGTCACCAACCTGCACATCAATACTCGGGTCAGTAGCGTACAAGCTTTTCGCCGTGTGCACCTGGCTCCGGTTTTCATCCGGGATCATTGCACTGGATGAAGATGCGATAAAAACGGAGTGAAGTGACAGAATATCCAGGGGATGGCCCCATGTCCTAAACACGATTTCGTCCGGGTTGTATGGGTTAGGTTGTCCCATCCGCCGTTCACGAACGACATCCTCTCCACTACGAAACATTTTCGTGCCTGATTCGGTTTCCGTACCTGATAAAATCAGGAGCTATGGTGCGATATGTTTGTGCTCCACTAGGTCGCCCTGTCACGTCATCAAGCATCGCGAGCTCTTCGGGAAGAAACCATCCCCATATCCCTGCACGATCCGTGTAGCGGACCGCCGCAGGGCCAATGTTTTGTTGTGCTACAAACAAGTCAGGGCGGGTTATGCGGCGGTAAAGCGCGTCGGCGGCAACACCCAGAAAAATAATCTCATTCGAGCGCACTACGGCAGCATCACGATCCACCGAAACCATGGGGTTCGGTGGGGGAATGATGAGGTCACCGTACCGGTGGTTGAGTAGTAGTTCAACCACCGGTACAAATTCCTCAATCTGTGTTGACTGTACCAGTGTCAATGAGGGCAGGAACGGTGTCAGTTTCGCCAGATTCAGTGACAACATCCGTATCCTTTTCGGTAGGTTTTGCTTCAAACCGGTGCGGTCTTGATTTGGTTTTTGTATTGACGGAACCGACAGGTTTCCACCCGTTGCTTAGATAGAAATCAAGAGAATCGTCAGGAATTGTAATCTTGTTACCAGGTTTTCCAGGAAATTCCAAAGTAGCCATAATATTGTCCTTTCTAGATGACAGCGGCGACAGGGATAGTAGCTGCACCGGCAGCATTAAGAGTGTTACCTAAAACATAAGCATACCGAGCTTTGAAACGGAAAGCGACCATGTCTCGTTCCGCTAAATTGAGTCCGTTCACGGTAGCTTGGTCTAAGAATTTTACTGTCACGTCTTGCCGGACACCAATTTTGATTCGGTCTCGGTCAACGATGATCGCGCGCGCTTCAGCGTTATTCCAGGCCCCGTTCTTTACGAACGCCGCATCTAGTCCAGCAATTTGGTTAGACAAAGTCTTGCCGTCCGTGCCGAGATTTGTGGTGAGGATCGTAGAACCATCCATTGCTCGCAGGTTGGCGAGGCGATACTTGAGGCCAGATGCGCTGAGGATCGTGGTCGGGTTAGCGCCAGTTTCTGCGACTGATTCTGCGGCCTTGAAAATTGATCCGGCAAGATCACTCGCACCCGCTGTGGTACTCGACATAAAAACGTTTCCTGTCGCAACAGCTGCCCCAATAAGTGCATTATCCGTCCAGGTCGCAGGCTTGTTGAGGCCAAAAAGTACTGCCTGGTCAAGAACTCGCCCGATAGCACTACCGGCCATATCTGTCAGGTTCATGACAGTGTCATCGGTGGCGTCTTCAAGCACATCCTCATGGATGGGAATGATCACCGCGATCTCTTCTACCACAAACCTTTTGTTACTCCAGCTGGCTTCGGAGGTCGGTTTGACACCGGTAGCATCAGGTGCTTCCGACACCCAGCTTGCCGTCGGCAAGGTCGCGAGAACCGGTGCATTCGTGATTTTTGTCCCGAGTGGGATTGAGCCAAACGCTTCAATAGCAGCGCTTTTCTGAGATACGTTGGTTAGCAGAATATTGGTATATTCTTCCTGAATAAGGGTTGCGACATCCGCGCGCGAAATATCAGCCATGAGTGGTGCTCCTTAAATTTAAAATTCCCCGGATAGTTGACGGGTGTATGAAATGACTAGGGATTTACTGCGTTTTGCGAGATGCGGCTAACTGTCTCAGTGCCGCTGCCACATTGTTCTTACTGTTCGGTAGAGTTTTGTCAAGCCTTTCCCCTTCGGATGGTTTGGGAATAGTCCGTGCAGGTTTCCCTGCTCCTGGCGTCTGAATCATGTACGGACGAGACTTCACGAACTCATCCAACATTTTCTTAATCGTCGCTGTGTCTGGTGCATCATCCACCACGGGTAAATCATCTCCAATTGCGAGAATCGCGTCATCCGGGTTATGAAATCCCATGAATGCAGCAACTGTTTTCACTTCTGCATGTACCAGTCGATTGATAAATTTCTTCGATACTTCATTCTCAACTTCATTGCGAGTTTTGTCAAGGGCTTTCTGGTGTTCTGATTTCTGCGACTCTAGATACTTTTCGTACTCCACTGACTGTGATTTCAGTTGTTCATAGTCTGCATATTTTTTTCGCTCCTGAGTAAGACGGCTCTCGATGATTCGATCAAAGTCAGCCTGTGATGGTGGTGGTGCATAAGTGGATACTTCCACCGGTTCTGAGGTAGCTGTTTCTGTGTTCACGGTAGATGTAATAAAATCGGACATGAGTACCTCCTACGAGTGTGTTTCAATACTGGCGAATAGATGATGCATTGGTTTTTCCCAAGGTAGCTTTGCGTTAACTTGGTGACATAGCAATGTCTGCCTTTTCCGTTGCGAGAGGGATTGAGGTACCGGTCGCAGCAGCTTCAATCGCGTCCGTCTTTGTCCAGCCCGGGATGAGTTGAAACAGCATCGCTTTATCAGCACCAACCGAGGAAAGTTTTGTGATAGCATCAGCGACCTGATTCAGCGACCAAGCCGATACGTTCTCCCACTCAACCTGATTCGACGGGGCATCCTCTATTCCGAGGATTTGAGCAGCAGTACCCATGACCTGTCCCCACCCCTCACCCAGAGAAGTTTTTCGCTCGCTGATATTTCGATGGTATCCAGATTCTGCGGCCGCTATACCCTCCGCAGACATGTTCACTACCGCACCAAGTAGGTAGTGCGGAGGTACCTGTGTCACAGCAGATAGATGCTTGATATGCGCATCCAACGCAGTTACTATCTGAATCAAATCAGTAGCCGCAAAAGTTCCAAAACCCGCCGATTCGCCATCTTCACCTTCAGCATGTAGAAGCGAGTCTACAGACGGGTTAACGAGCGCTCGACCGTTTTCGTCTTTGGCAAGCGTCCCACCTTTCATCCATTTTTGTGGGAATGCCCCGTACCTTTGTCCCATTTGCAGAGTGAACGTCGCATCCACAATCCGCTTATAGATCGGGACAGCTGCAGCGACACTCGACTGCGGTACCTGATCTAAAGTATTCGTGATCTGTACCACTGGTGTGTACCCAAGCCCGTGCACCTTACCCCGTACATCAAGTGGTGTTTTTGGTGTACCACTAAACCGATACGCAGCCTCAGTGTCAATGTAATACCATTCCCCTTCCCACACACCACGATTCGGAGTTCGTGACAATCGGTGCAGCACCTGCGAGGGGTAAACATCCCACGGATCATCAAAAACAGCAACCGTGTCTAAAACCGATAACGGTCGAACAGACACGCCACCCTCATCATCGGGCATAACAAGCACGAACGAACGACCGAGCCCGACTGCTTCACGTGTCACAACTGACTGTCGGCCATCAAACCCGTTTGCCTGCCAAACCTTTAACCAGAGTTCTTCCGATGTGTACCCCGAAACGCGACATCCTTGAGCAATCGCGTCTCGCACAAAAGCCAACCACGGCGTAGATGCCTTCATATACAGGTCACGATATTCAGTATCAGCTGATTCTGGCATCCACGGCTTTGAAAGCTTCCCCTCTAATTGATCTTGAAGCCTACGAAGTCGAGTCCACCCCGACAACGCAGCACCGGTCATGGCACCAGCAAGAATACCCAGGTCTGTAGGACTCAACATCATGCATACCCTCTCACGATGGTTGGTTTTCGGGCAGGCCTTGCCTCAGACTTGAGAACGCCCCACACCGCCCATGTCACGGCCTGCGCGTGAGTGATTGGTTTTGATAGTTCAGATGCCTCCCACGTTTGACCAGCACGTCCCAGAGCACGAGTGGTTGCGGATTCGAGCGATGACGTCACCTCGACCTGATCACGATGAATAACACTGCCATCATTCACGTATTCGATGAAGATGGCATGCGCGGACGCGATCTCATCAAGGTTCATTGCCAGAAACTTGATTTTTGCTTGCTCGAAAGCAGCAATAATTGGTGTTGCATTTTTCGGGTCAATGACTACGAGCGCGTTACCAAGCTCGGATTTGAGTTGCTTCACATACTCAGCAACCCACCGAGTCTGCCTATCCGTGCGTTTATGCTCGACCATGATCTGATCCGAGTCATACCGCCGTGCCGCCGCAACCGTAGCGAACCCGCCGTGACGTCCCAACGCAACCGCGATTACAGTCCCTTCAACTGCTCCAACTACGGGGTAATCACCCGCGTGCCGTCGCCATGCGCTCATGTCAAGTTCAGATAACCGCGCCACGACCTCAGCAGGCTTGTTGGGCCAGACCGACAACCGCAACCGCAGAACCGAGCTCCGTGACATCCGAGAGGCTTCATCCTGCACTGTCTCTAACGTCAATCCCGCACGATATCCCACAGCCGGGTTACCAGCCCGCAAAACTACAGGATCAGTCACATCCAGCAAAGCCACTTTGTCTGGATCATCCGAACCCTCAGGATTGAACTCCACCCACCCAGTACGTAGTCCGGACCCGCTGCGGCCGCGATCCCGTAAGCCCTCCCACACCTCCGATTCATTCAGCTCGTCCGGTACAGTACCCGCGAACACAATCTGAGTATTACTAGGCGCACTCAATGTTGGTAAAACAGCATCTAACGCTGCTGATGATAGTTCCTGGGCCTCATCGCAGAACATCATGTCAATCGTGAAACCCAACCCTGAGTTCCGCGAGCGTGCTAAAAACAGCAACCGGTTACCATTTTTTAGCTCGATACCTTCCTCGCCGTGGGCGTCACGGATAGAAAGCACCTCACGCATCAACAGTGGTTTTGATCGAATTAGACGACTCAAACGACGGAAAGCCTCGCGAGCCGTTTTGAACTGATGAGCAGAATGAACCAAGGTCTTCGGTTCCCCGTCCGGTTTTGGCCACAAAAACAAGTGGGCAGCTGCCAAAGCCGCCAATATATCGCCTTTACCATTCTGTCGAGAGACCAAGAAGCCAAACTCAGTCGCCGCCCACCGTCCAGACCCATCAACAGATGTCGCTGCATCAACCACGACCTCCTGCCACGGATCTAATGTACGTCCTATCAGTGACCATAAATCCAGAACATCCTCAACCCGAGAGGTCACACGAGTCTCAGGACACCTGAGAACCCTGGGCGGCTGACTCCCGACGGGAACGCGCGGCAGCAAGCTCATCAGACAAACTCCCCTCAACCGCAGTGCCCTCGAGCACGGTAATTTCCCGCACAATCTCCCGATGCTCACGCAATAAAAGATGCAGCTTATCCGGCTGATGAGCAGCCAACGATCTCAATCCGGCCGACGACAAATCCAGCAACACCCGCAACTCAACCAGCCGATCAAAATCTGACGCTTCCTCTTCCACGGCAACTTGAACCGGCACAACAGTCTCAGTCTTAGCAGCCGCGGCCCGTGCCAAACGTGCTGCCACACTTGACGAGTCCCGTTGGTCACGCACGACCTGCGCCCTCCGGCAGGCCTCATCAACAACTTCCCCAAAGCGCAGATGCCGCTGATAAGCCGCATACGTACCACACGCAGCTCTCGGACGACCCACAACAACCTCTGATTTTAGAGTCACTCTTAAAACACCAATTAGAGCGGGGATAAAGCCGCCAACCACGCGCGGGAGAAAGGCCTTTATTTAGCTATAAAGGCATACCCCCAGGGGATAGCTAAATGTTTTAAGTAAAGGAATAGTAAATGTATTAAGTAGCTGGCCAAATTTCTGGTTCTTGCCAACTGCCTTTAGCAGAATTACAACCACGATGAAAAGGTTGTAAATCCTGCTTAACTAGATGGCCGCCCCGTGTGAGAGGAATAGGATGATCAGCGGTGAAAGACTTCCGATGTGTAGAAGGAAGCATCGTATCTATCGGATACCCACAATGCGCGCACGGCAGATTGTGGTCACGGGTACGGCGCTTGAGTGCGGCTTGCTTACGACGGTAAGCACGATGGCCTTTACCGTTTCTTATATTCTTTGTCACGATGCATGGTGTAAGTGTCAGCGGTCACCCCGCGGCGAGTGAGACACACGAACACCTGGCTATCCGGAGTTCTGAGCGGCACCGTGCCACCAACACGTGTAGGGCGCGGTGCCGCTCAGAAGCACCTGTGGTCAAGGAGTGCGTGAGCGAGGCGGATAGTCTTTCAAGGTATCCGTCTCGATGTCACCTGATGTTACTCGGTAGTAGTTCCATCCCAGGTGGTTAACGTAAAAAGTAGCTTTGACTAGAGTCCGGCCACCGACCCGTTCCTTATTCGTAGCGGGTATCTCACAACTACGTCCGTCGGTTCCATATTCAAACCCCACCAGGTCTGGGTCGACCGAGTTGGGATACGACGGGTCGTACGAGAAGTTCACCTCGGAGCATCTTATCGACGAGGTATCGAATGTTGCACCCTGATCAGTCACCTCTTTGAGTCGTTCTACCGCTTGTGCTCCCGCTACATCAAAGCTAACCGGTTTACCAGCCGTGACAGCCTCAACAAGCTTCGCTACAACTTGTGACGCATTGTAGTAAGTTGGGGTTCCTGGGAGAATGATGTATCCATCCCACCGTAGAGCCAGCTCAGCAGACTTCGTACCACAGCACAGCACGTTGCTAGGGTCGAGATG